GGTTGTGACTTCTCTTGAATAGTCCTACCTAAAGACCTAACACCTGTAGAAGATAGGAACATAATATCATCACCTATATTCTGAATAGTGTTGTGAGATATACAACCAATACCTTCTATAGTCTCTACTAGAGAAAGTGTAGTGACATCGAAACTAGCCTCAAAGCTATCTGTATCCTGAAATAACATGATAGAGTTCTTACAGAATATAACAAGGTAACCATTGTGTGCGCCTAAACCAGTAATAATATCACTGTTCTTAGCAAATGTGCCAGCTATGTTTAGTTGTCCTGCACTACCTGAACCCCACTTAGTACCATCTAACAAGTCAGAAAAGTATACTACTGTTTTATTAGAGTTAGTGTTAGCAGCCCATAAACGCCCGTATGCAGACATAACTATGTTAGCCTGTGGTGGTGTACCATCATACCCAGTAAAAGTGTCTATAGACTTAAACTCGTCCGTTGTAGACTCATTTGTATATACTAAAGGTTTGTATCCTAGTTGAAAGAAGTAAGTCCTGTCATTAAGACTAGCAGCAGTCCAGTTACCAGCAGAGATAGTATCTGTTGTACTAGGGGTAATAGCTGTTAGGTTGCTATAACCTTTATAAAATGTAGTAGCGTTCCATGATAAGTTTCTCTTAACTCCAGCTAAGTCAATAGAGATGTGAGTACCTAATAAATTCACACCCTCATTATCACCATCAACACCGCCTAGTTGTGTAGTACGGTATGCCCATCCCTTACGACTACCTAACCTACCATACTTATCAATAATACAGTTATCAGCTTGTAAGGCAAAGCCAGCTTCTAAGGTTACACCAGACTCTTGAGTGTTAAGACCAAAGAAACCGGGAGCTACGATTGCTGCAGGTTGTAGAGGTTTAGCCATTATAAGTCACCGTACTAGAAGTTTCTTCCACAGTTAAAATACAACTAACACCAGTAGCGTTAGCCCTACCCCTAAGCTCATAACCAGACTCTAACATTACATAGCCACCATTCATCTCTAGTTCAATATAATTACTTGAACCTAAAGACTTAGTACCCAATACAACTATATCAACGCCATTAGATATTTCTAAAGCTATACCATTCACAGTAGAACCAGTACCATTAGACACAAAAGCCAATATCCATTTGGCTCTAGTATTAGGTGGTACAGTGTACAGTAACGCTGTACTATCAGTAAGAGCAGCAGTAGTTAGGTTTTCTGTTAGTATACTTTTAGCCCGCATTAGTGAGCCACCCATATAATTTCTTCGGGGTGCTTACCACAGTCCAATGTGATAGCATCTGATAAAGCACGTTCTGCTATAGCATAAGCAGTGACAGGATTAACACCACCATCTTCTCCACGTTCCTCAATAGCCATAGCATATGCTAATAACTCTACAGCTTTAGCTGGTACTTGAATAGTATCTGCTTCTGTTTCTAAGTCAGGTTGACGTTGTACTATATTAAAACGTAGAGTATAAGTATCATCAGGTATAGGGTATAAGTCTACTTGAGTATCTCCATCAGAACTAATACCATTAAAACTGTAATAGTAAGGAGAGCCTGTAGCTGGTTCAGAGTTTAAGAACAAACCATTAAAACTATGAGCCTCCTTGTATTGAAGAAAGAAATCATCAGTATCATTAACTACATCTAACACATCAAAGTTATTCTTAGTACCATTTAACTCATAGCTAAAAATACCAGACGTAGTAGTTGCCGTTAGTGTAGTACGTAAAGCAGACCATTTCCATGCTTCCTCCACAACTTGTTTAGCGTCATTAACGAATACACCGATAAGAGCAGAGTAAGAGGTCTCTTCTACAGACGTAACTGTCCTCTCTCTTAATCTCTTTAGGATTTTATTTACTGTTTCTAAATAAGTCATAGTTATTATTTACTTCCTAAAATAAATTTTTATTTATTGTATCATATTTTGAATGATTTGTCAAGTCTTTATTTAACTTTATTTCTTCCAGTTAGCTAAACCCTTGATTCCAAAGGAAGCTGCTATAGCTGCTGCTAGAAAACCTTTGTAGTATTCTGGCATAGAATTTAAAACTGCGAAACCCTCTTGAATGTAGGGCACTAAGCTGGGAATGAACGCACCAATCATAGGTATAGAAAGAACAATAACAAACCACTCATCCTTCCATGATGTCTTGCTACCTTCAGCCATCATCTTTTCCCAGTTCTCTTCTGACTGCATAGCTTTAATCTTTACTTCCTGTTTAACTTTAACTTCTTCTGCTTTACCTTGCATCCATGTGGTAGCTAGTCCACCAACAATCTGAAGTAGTTGTATCATTTGTCTGCCTTGTTGTCTAGTTTATCTTCAATACGGTTAAGAGTCTCTCTAATATCAGCTAGAGCTATTTGAAAATCATCACGTCTAAGATATACATTAGGTATGTTTCTTTCTATCTGCTGAATGTCTAATCTTAATCTGCTGATAGCATCCCATACTGCTCTTAGATACCAGCCAACAAAGATAGATATCAGAGCAAAGGTTGCATTGAATAAGTCTTGGAATTCCATTTTAAGTTAGCCTTTTGGATATTTATTTTTAACCGCTGTAATAGCATCATCTAAAGTTGTTGTGCCGTTCTGTCTATCCCAGTAAGCCATGTCAGCTTGCTCGGTTAGACTTGGGTATGCTTTTGCTCTGTCTCGTGCGTATTGTTTGCCATCGTATTCTGCTTGTAGTCGAGTGACCTCAGCATCAATGTCGGCTTGAGGTAGAGGCTCCTCGCCATACCAATTAATTACACCATCCTCTTCAGATACAGCCTTGTCCCAACCCAAGTTAATAATAGCTTGAATAATCATGATGCCACCTCCATTGCTGAACCTGTGGATAGGGATGTTTCATATTGGTCTTGCCCTGTCGAAGAAAAAGTACGGTTTAGGTATAGAGTGAGTGCAGAAGACCTTGTTGACCTAATATGTAGCCTATAGATAGATGATATTGCTAGACTACTATTATCAATGATTCTAATCACTGCATTATCTGGGGTAGAGTTAGTGTCCGTATCATAAGGTTGAGCATTAATAGTTGCCCACCTATCATTTGTTCCATTAGTTGTGTCTGTAAGCTGTACTCCGTTCCTAGTGACTATATATCCAGTATCATAATGACATTCACCATTAACAATCCAGTCAAGAATAACCTTATTGCCAGAAGCGGTAGGAGTCATGGTAATTGTTAAGGGAGTAATCTCTGTACCATCACCTGTTGTTGGTGCTGAATATGTTGCTATTGTTCGTGTCTGTACAGTTGCTACTTGTATAACACCCCCAACTCTGCCAGAGTCAAAGTTATCACTCCCCCTGATTTCACTAGCCATTAAACCAATCCTTCAACAATAGCCTTTAGCTCATCCACACTCTTATTATCAGCAGTAGCTGTCATATCTCGTAGAGTTTGCTTGCTCGCTACGATAGCTGAAGTGTCTCCATTAACTTCAACTGCTCGTGTGTAGTCTACATCGAGAGCTTCTAGTAAGGGTTTGCGGTAGGCTCTGATAGCCTCTTTTGTAATCTCTGTTGCTTTTGTGTTATTTACTGTAATCATTTTAGTTTCCTTTATCTTATTATTTGAACGCTAATAAAGTCATAATCAGCATTACCACCGGCAAAATTATAAGTAACTATTTGACAGGAAGAAGTAGTTCTAGGAGCAACGCTAGTCCAGTCGCTAGCGTGTAATCGTGATGTTACATTAATACTAAAATTAATATCTTGCAATGCAGTGGTAAAATTAACTGTATAAAGTCCAACCCCATTATCAGTAATTGAACTAACATTATAACTAGCATTAATAGCTACAGTACCAGTACCATCAAAATTCACCCATGCAGAACACAACCTAGTAGTTATATCTGCACCACCCATATTAGGGATAGCACCTGTACTCGTCTCAAAGTTATCGGATACTACTGAGCTAGCCATTACGCTTTTACCGACCAGTCAGACACATCTGTCACTTCCCATGCGTTGCGGAAGGTTCTGTCTGAAGGTACATCAGCGGTTTCTACAATCTTATATTTGTAGCCCACTGGCACATCCTTAAGGCAGAACTCTGCTGTTACGTTATCTGCTGGGACAACCACTCCAATTGAAGCACCGTTGTCGTTTGTAATTAAAATTCTTTGTGTCATTTTAGTTTGTTCCTTTTATCTGTAAAATAAAACATTATTTATGGAAGTATTGGACAATGCGCCAGTAGAGTTATATGTGGTTAAGTCAGTGGATGTAGCCACTGTTTGAGCTGTACTGACACCTATCCTATCCCTATAATGGCTACTAGTGTAGTTAGTGGTATAGTTAGTGTCAGCCATAGCTGTTGTAAAGTTCACCAAGAATTTGCCAGTGCCAACATCAGTAATACTAGATACATTATAAGAAGCTCTAATAGCAACTGTACCAGTACCATTAAAATTCACCCAAGCCTTACACACTCTCGTATTGTTTACATCTACCAACTCATCTGTGTTTAGAGTGATAGCCCCTTTTGTTAATGTATCTACTGTTATATTAGAAGCCATATTAAATTACCACCCATCGTCCTAAGACGGTTACTGTGAATGTATCTGCCACTGTAATATCACCAATAGACATCCCATTAGTATCAGCAGGAATCGTAATATTTTCGCTGATAGTCTGAGCATTTGTTCTGATAATGCTGTTAGTGCCCAAGCTAGGACCGCCACCTGTAATACCAGTCAAAGCAGAACCATCACCAGCGTATGATGTTGCTGTTACTGTGCCAGTTACATCAATGCCTGTAGCTGTAGTTTCTAAGACATCATTAGAGCCTAAGTCGGCTATGTTTCTTGACTTGGACATTATAGAACCTCCTTCAATGCTGATACTTCAGCTTCTAATGTTTCAATGCGTACAATAGCTTCTTGCAATGCCGATGTGAGTAGTGGAACAAGTTTAGATTGGTCAATGCCCTGATAGTCTGGATTACCTTCTTCGTCTACAGCATCTTTAGTGCCATGTACCGCTTCAGGTACAACCTCTTGTGCTTCGTGAGCTAAGAAACCATCGACTCTTGAGCCATCTACCTTCCATGCAAAGTTGACTGGGTTTAGATTTTTGAGGCGGTCAATGCTACCTGACATTGGCTGCCAGTCTTCTTTGAGGCGGTAGTCTGAGGAGATGTTGTAGGAGGTGGATGATGTGGTTACTGAAATGCTACCTACGTTTGAATTACCGTTCCAATATGATGCAACATAACTATTACCTGATTGGGTTCTCCAATATGATAAAGCGTTGCCACCGTTAGTATTGGAAGAAAATACTAATTCTGTTGATGATACTGAAAATCCTGTGCCACTAGCACCAACATTAGGAACTGTCGTAGCCCCCACCAACAACCTACCACTGCTGTCGATGCGCATGCGTTCTGTGTTGGATGTACCAAATATTAACGGACCACCGTTTGTGTCCGTGTTAAGTACAAATCCACCAGAAACTCCAAAACCACCGTTTACATCGGATGAAAATCCAACTGATTGATTTGGGAAAGCACCAGAAGTAGAACCTGAAAGGTTATACAAACCAACAATTTGATAGTTATTTGTGTTGTCGCCAGACGGTCTGTAAATGAAATCTGTATTTACAGCAGCTGCACCCGCTCCTTGCAAATGTAGCTTCGCACTCGGACTACTCGTACCAATACCCACGTTGCCTGAAGAGTTCAACGTCATAGCTGTAGAGGTTGCGTTGTCATCAATACCACGGCTAGTGAAGGCATCTGCAAAGGTCACAGCACCATTAAAAGTACCGCCAGAGCTTGCTGATACAACGTCAGCTACAGTAAAGTTACCAAAAGCAATTACATTAAGCTCATCACCAGTAGATGCACCAGCAGTAAGAGTAATAGATGAGGTAGTTGCTGTGTAGTCTGTACCGGCTTCTAAGACAATGCCATTAAGAGTGACAAATTCTACGCCTACTGTAAGAGCTAATGTATTAGAGTTATCATCAAGACCACTGAATACAGTCTGACCTGATGTAGCTGTAAAGGCATACTTATCCATTGTTTCAATAGTAGAGGAAGACGCTGGAATCCAAATACCACCATCATAGATACGCATTTCAGAAGCTGTACTGTTAAAGTACAAAGCACCTGTAAGTAGAGCATTACCATCATTATCAAGAGTTGGGTCAGATGTTTTAGAACCTAAGTATCGGTCATCGAATTGGTCATAAGACTGAGCAGCATTAGCCGCTGAAGCAGCCGCAGCAGTTGCTGAACTAGTAGCAGCACTAGCTGAGTTAGCAGCATTAGTAGCAGATGTACTAGCTGCGCTTGCAGAGTT